GGCACCGGCTACCGGGCTGCGCTGGCAATGTTCGAGGTGAGCGAGAAGCTGCGGCTGGTCGCGAACGACGCGCTGCGCGATGCGCCGAGGCCGGGAGGGAAGTAATGGGTACGATACAGAACATTACGAACGAGATGGCGCGCGCGGACGACAAGTACGGCCCGCCGGCCAGCGCTCAGGAATCGCTCGGCGTGCTTCTCGAAGAGTTCCACGAACTGCGCGAGGCGATCCATCAGAACAACGTTGTTGCGGTGATGAACGAGGCGATCCAAGTCGCGGCGGTCGCGGCGCGTCTGGCCGAAGCGTGCGAGTTGGAACACCGGCGCGAGGATGGGGCTCCGCAAACGGCGTTCGGCAAGCGGAGTGGGTTTTGATGCGCAACGATTACACATCGTTTTTGCTGCGCAAGCGTCCGCGTGCCGTCGAGCGCGGCATCGAGGTTGACGCCGTCGCGCCGTTCCTGTTTCCGTACCAGCGGGAATGCGTGCGATTCTGCCTGCGCGTTGGTAGTGCCGGTCTATTTTTGGATACCGGCCTAGGCAAAACACTGTGCGAGTTGGAATGGGCCGAGCACGCGCGCAAGGCCACAAACGGTCGCGCGCTGATCCTGGCGCCGCTCGCGGTGGCGCATCAGTTCGCCAACGAAGGAAAGCGATTCGGCTACGACGCGCACGTCATCCGCGACCAATCTGAAGCGCGCGATGGCATCAACATCTGCAACTATGACCGGCTTGACCATCTAACGCCGGATGCGTTCGGCGCCGTGTCGCTCGATGAGTCGTCGATTCTTAAGAACTTCACCGGCAAGACTTCGCGCGCGCTGATTGCGGCGTTCGCCGGGCATCGGTTCCGGTTGTCGGCCACAGCAACGCCGGCGCCAAATGATCACATGGAACTCGGCCAGCACGCAGAGTTCTGCGGAATCATGCAAAGCAACGAAATGCTCGCGCGCTGGTTTATCTCAGATCAAACGGAAATGGGCCGCTATCGACTAAAACGGCACGCAGTTTCCGACTTTTGGGACTGGATGTCGTCATGGTGCCGCATGGCGCAGATGCCGTCCGATCTAAATGATTCCGACGAGGGCTTTGTTCTGCCGCCGATGCGCGTCATTCGACACAACGTCGCTGCCGCCGTAGAACCGCCCAAAGATGGATTGTTCGCGCTTGACGTGGTTAGCGCCACGACGATGCACGATATCAAGCGCCAGACGGCCGTGGGGCGAGCCCGCGTTGCGGCGGATCTGGCGATGAGCAACGCCGAGCCCTGGGTGCTTTGGGTCGATACCGATTATGAAGCCGACGCCACGCGCAAGGCACTCGGCAACACGCCGAACGTCGTCGAGGTGCGCGGGTCGATGCCGGTCGAGACGAAGGAGCGGAATCTTGACTCGTTCGCCGATGGCTCCGCGCGCGTCCTGATCACCAAACCGTCGATTTGCGGGTTCGGTTTGAACTGGCAACACTGCGCGCATACCGCCTTCGTCGGGCGATCGTTTTCCTATGAGTCCTGGTATCAGGCAGTGCGCAGGTTTTGGCGCTTCGGCCAGCAACGCAACGTCGAAGTGCATATCGTCGTCGCTGTTGGCGAGGACTCAATTGGCACGGTGATCAACCGCAAGGCTAACGACCACGACAGCATGAAAACGGCGATGCGCGATGCCATGCGTCGTGGTATTGCAAAAGCATCGTCTGTCAAGATTTTATACAACCCAATGCACAACGGGAAGGTTCCGCAATGGCTAATGTCCGCTGTTTGAACGACGCGCACGGTGATACGTGGGCCGCATATCACGGCGATTGTGTTGACGTGCTGCGCCAGCTTCCGAGCAACAGTATTGACTTTTCAATCTACTCGCCGCCGTTTTCAGGGCTCTATATCTACAACGATTCCGAAGCCGACATGGGCAACAGTGCGAGCGATGAAGAGTTTTTCGAGCACTACGATTACATGGTGCAGGAACTGTATCGCATCATGCGTCCAGGCCGCATCGTGGTCGTACACTGCAAAGATCTGGTGTATTACAAAAATCAGCGCGGCTCAGCTGGCTTGCGCGACTTCCCCGGCGGCCTGATTTACGCGCACACGAACGCAGGTTTTGACTTCCATTCGCGCGTCACAATTTGGCGCTGCCCGGTGCGCGAGATGACAAAAACCAAAGCGCACGGGCTGCTCTACAAACAGTTGCGCGCCGACTCGTCATTCTCTCGGCAGGGATTGCCGGAGTATCTCGTCGTGTTTCGCAAGTGGGCAAAGGATGACTCGGCCGAGGACATTGAACCTGTCACGCATACGCACGAAGATTTCCCGCTTGACGATTGGCAGGAATACGCATCGCCGGTATGGATGGATACGCGCGAAACAAACGTGATTTCTGCCGAACTGCGTGACCCGAACGACGAAAAACACATATGCCCAATGCCGCTGGATATCACGCAGCGAGCGCTTCGGCTTTGGTCGAATCCAAATGATGTAGTGCTTTCGCCGTTCATGGGCATCGGCAGCGAAGGCTATGCAGCACTTAAAATGCGACGCCGTTTCGTCGGCGTCGAATTGAAGGAATCATACTGGCGCCAAGCGTGCGAAAACTTGCGCGCGGCGACCGCGCAAACGGAACTGTTCATCGCATAGGCGGGAATCATGACCTACACACAAACAATGTGGCTTCGCTGGGCCGACCGGCTGGTGGTCGGCGTGTCGCTGGCGTGCTTGGCGCTTGGGTTGGCGGTGGACGCTCGGGCACAGGACGATCAGCGAATCGTGCGGGAGCCGGCGCGGAGCATTCTGTCGCCGCCGCCGCCGGTGCCGCTGCTGAGTCTGAACGACTACCGCGGCAATCCGGCGTTCGTGGTCGAGTCGGACGGGACGGTGCGCTTCGACTACGCCGGGACGATCGCCTGGTCGCGGTACTTCGTATCCGAGTCGTGGCGCATCCCGAAGTACCGGGACGTTCTGGTGCTGACTTGGGTCAACGGGCCAGCGGGCCGGACGCCGGTGTTCCTGCGCGGCATCGAGCCGATCGGCAGCGGGGCCGAGTGATGGCGAGGGGTATCTTCCGCGACCTTCTCGGGCAGAAGTTCGGCCGGCTGACGGTGCAGGCGCGCGGGCTGAGCCGCAAAGGCGCGACTTGGGACTGCGTCTGCGTGTGCGGGAAAACGCTGAACGTGACCGCGAAGCATCTAGTCCAGGGCAGCGTGCGCTCCTGCGGTTGCCTACGGGCGGACATGAACCGGACGAAGTACGACAACCCGGCGACGCGAGAGAAGCACGCCGCCGGACTGCAGAGGATGTGGGAGCGTCGGCACGCGCGGATGACGGCGGCGAACAAGAAGGCGGCAAGGCTGAAGAAGCTGGAACCAAAGCCGCCGCGGGATAGCCGCCCTGCGGCCACGGGGAAGTTCAGCGCGAAGGCGGCTGCGGATCTGGCAAAGGCGTGGAAATGACCGTCGCCGACCTGCTTGCAACCGCGCGTGAGCTGCTGGAGGCGGACGCCTCCCTCGGTGGTGGCGATGTGTGATGCGCTACCTATCCGTATGCTCCGGCATCGAAGCGGCAACCGTCGCCTGGCATCCGCTGGGATGGACGCCCATTGCGTTCAGCGAAATCGAAGCATTCCCGTGCGCGGTGCTCGCGCATTACTACCCCAGTGTCCCGAACCTGGGCGACATGACCAAGTTTCAGGAGTGGCCCGACCTTGAACCAGATGTCCTTGTTGGCGGAACCCCATGCCAGTCCTTTAGCGTCGCCGGATTGCGAAAAGGGCTTCACGATCCGCGTGGCAACCTCATGCTCACCTATCTTGCAATTGCTAACAGATATCGGCCCAAGTGGCTGGTATGGGAGAACGTCCCCGGCGTCCTATCCAGTAACGGCGGACGAGATTTTGCCGCCCTCCTTCGCGGGCTGGATGAACTCGGGTATGGGTGGGCTTACCGAGTGCTTGACGCTCAATACTACGGAGTGGCCCAGCGACGGCGCCGTGTGTTCGTTGTCGGACATCTTGGAAACTGGCAACGTGCCGCAGCGGTACTATTTGAGCGCTCGAGCCTGTCAGGGCATCCTGCGCCGAGCCGAGAAGCGGGGCAAACGGTTGCCCCCTGCCTTGGCGACTGTTCTAACGGCGGTGGCACAAACGGGCCAGGCCGCACCGTAGATACGGTTAAGTCATTGATCCCGCAGATTCATGCCGCCGTTTCCCCTGCGCTGAAAGCGCGGGATAGCAAAGGACCGTCAAGCGACGGCGACGGCGACGGCGCAATACTTGTGCCGATGATCCCCCACAGTCTGCGCGCCAACCATGACGCAGGCGAGGACGGCCACGGGCGCGGCACGCCGCTGGCGCCGATCGCCCTCCACAACCGCCAAAGCCCCGACGTGAGCGGCGACGTCACGCACCCGCTCGGCGCCAAGGACAACGGCATGGGTGTGATAGCGTTCGACACGACGCAACTCGCTCACCCGGCGAACAGGAGCAACCCGAAACCGGGTGACCCATGTCATACGCTTGCAGCCGGGGCTCATGCGCCTGCGGTGGCGTTTCAAGACAACTATCCAAAGGTAACCCATGCCAGCGCATCGCAAGCCAACGCCGGATCAGCACACACCGGTATGTCGGTCAGAAGATTGACGGCCGAGGAGTGCGAATTTTTGCAGGGATTTTCGCGTGGGTACACGCTGATCCCGTACCGCAACAAGCCCGCCGCCGACGGCCCACGCTACAAGGCGCTTGGCAACTCGATGGCGGTGCCGGTCATGGCATGGATCGGGCGGCGCATCCAGATGGTCGCCGCTATCGGCGATGGCAACGACTAAGATGCCTGACCTACTAAAACTCGCCCGCGCGCGCATTGATGACTCGCAGCGCACCCATTGGGAGGGCTGCGAGCGCGACCATCGGGAGTGCCTGATTCAACGCATGGCCGACGAGATCGAGAGGCTGCGGGCCGAGCGTGACGCGCTACAAAAACTGGCGAGGTCGAAGTGATGCGCGATCCGTTCCGCATTGACTCGCCAACCTGTATCAGTTTTAGCGGCGGAAGAACATCCGCTTACATGCTGTGGCGCGTGCTGAAAGCGAACGGCGGTATCCTGCCCGACGAAACCATCGTTTGCTTTGCTAATACCGGAAAAGAGGAAGAGGCAACGCTTGAATTCGTGCAGGAATGCTCCGAGCGGTGGCAAGTGCCGATCACATGGGTAGAGTATCGCAACGATGAGCGCGGTTATGCGATTGTGGGCTTTGACTCTGCTAGCCGGGCCGGTGAGCCGTTTGAGGCAATCATCCGCAAACGCCAATATCTACCGAACCCGGTGACACGATTCTGCACTGTTGAATTGAAGATTCGCGCGATGCACAAACATCTGCGCTCAATGGGGTGGAAGGAGTGGGAGCAAATGGTCGGCATTCGCGCGGATGAGCCGCGCCGCGTGGCGAAGATTCGCGCCCGTCCGTCGCCGGAAAGCGTCGCAGAAACTATGATTCTGCCACTCGCGGACGCGGGCGTGACCGTGGCCGCCGTTGCCGAGTTCTGGGAACAGCAGCCGTTCAACCTGGAACTGCCGACGTACAAGGGGCGCACGTTCGCCGGCAACTGCGACCTATGCTTCCTCAAGCCCGCCAACCAAGTCGCCACGCTGATTGCGCAGCAGCCCGAGCGCGCCGCCTGGTGGGCGTCGATGGAGGCGTTGGCGTTGGCGTTGGCGTCGAGGCCGAGCGGAGCACGGTTCCGCTCAGACCGCCCGAGCTACGCGCAGATGGCGGCCAACGCGCGCGACCAAGTGGACGCTTTCGGGTATGACGAAGAGGGAACATCGTGCTTCTGTGGCGAATAGTCACCGCGCGCGGGCTCAGGAAACTGACGCAACCGAAGCAATCAACCAAGAAAGGAACGAAATGATCGGACGTTACTGCATGGTGCGAACGTATTCGGCTGGCGTGTTTGCTGGCACGGTGCAATCACGCGACGGCGAGGAAATCGTGCTGACCGATGCGCGACGCATCTGGTATTGGGCCGGCGCCGCGTCACTGTCGGAACTGGCAACGCGCGGCACGTCGCGGCCCGATGGCTGCAAGTTTCCCGCGGCCGTTCCGGAAGTGCTGCTGCGCGGTGTAATCGAAATCATACCGATCAGCGACGAGGCGCGTCGTTCCATTGAATCGGTGCCGATATGGTCAAGGTAATTGACGGCTACGGCTACGGCTACGGCTACGGCTGCGGCTACGGCGACGGCTACGGCTCCGGCTACGGCTCCGTCGACGGCTCCGGCTCCGGCTCCGGCCCCGGCTCCAGCTGCGGCTCCGGCGACGGCGACGGCGACGGCTACGGCTGATAGCGCGCGCTGCGGGAGGGGAAATGAGCGACGTCTCGCCGCGCTTTCGGAATGTAGCCATCCCCTCCCCGCTGGCGTCCGCTTACTGCCCCGGCCGGTAGGTCGCCCACTGCGGGTCGGCAA